GTGTAAGAACGTCTAGTGTGGCTCCAAGAAACTGTCGGTTCGTTGGAGTTTGAAAAATCTCGGGTAAGAAGTCAATAGTTCGTACTTTAGTAGCCATAGTAGTATGTTATCCTACTAGTATTTAGTATTTTAAAAACTACGACTTTTTAGTTTCCAAGTACTGAACTGTTCAAACTACTGACAACCACGATATCTTCGGTGCTTGCTCCATTTACAAAGATTTCATATGGAGCGCTACGAACTTCAAATAGAGCACCAAATTTGCTGTTTGTGCTTGTGGGAACAATAACAACACTGCTAATATAGTCACCAAGCTCACGATGTAAGTAAGCACTTAGTTCGCTAAAATAAAACGTGTCTCCAAAGTCCCAATTGCTCAAGCTAAAGTATGAATTTAACTTGGCTAGCGCTGAACTACGAATTTGACTGTCGCTAACACTAGTTAAAGGATTCTTAACTATCTTGATTGTGCCCTGTAAATTAGTTTCGGCTTTGGAACCAAACAAAGGCTTGAACTCAACGCTGTTTATAATAACAGTATCAGTGAGCATCTTGTATTGTTCTAACTTACCATAACTCTGTCTGAGTTCATTGATCGTAGGCTTCAAGGGTTTTGTGACGTATCCAGTACTATCTGCTAACCAATTCAGATAGGCAGTGTAATAACTTTGAGTAACCACATACACATCAATTAGATTAGTTGTAGCAGGATCTATTCTTGTGGTATTATTACTATTATGACGATATTGAAATGATAGCGCTCCATTGCCAGGATAAACTTTATAACTATCACTTACGTTTGTGAGAACAAGATCTCCGTCTGTATTTACAGAGCTTTGCCACATCGTGCCTGTTGTTTCTTCATCAGTATAAAAACGAGTACCACTTGAGAACACATAAAGATTATCTAATACCTGCTGTTTTGTTCTATACAGAATAACAATTGTGCTATCAGGCACAATACTCCAGCGAATAACTTGACTTGTGTCTGTGTATTTTTGAAAGAACACATAGGGATAACTTCCGCCATTGAATTCATCGGGCGCTGCTGTTCTAAAAAAGTCAGGGTTGTTTGAGAATCCAGTATTAGCGTCAATACTTGTAATCTCAACGCTATAATCATCTCTGAATCCATCAAGTTCTACAGGTTGATTGGTAATGTCTAAACGAAGTTTTGGAACCGTGGGCAACATAATCGATATAAAATCGCTAATCGTCTTGCCAGTCTTGGGATCATAAATCTTTTCAGTGGTTTCAAAGAAAAAGCGAGTTTGTTCAACGCTACCAAATATATATTCCATGCTACGATAACTAACTCTATAACTATCATCCAGCGTTTGATACTCAAACTTCATCCAATAATCAGTAACTGGGCTGTTAGCAGCAGGGACAGGCTGAATCATGGACCAACGATCTTGAGTGGCTATTAAAGTATTATCAAACTTCAAAGCGAAACTTTGTCTAAGTTGAATTTTCTGAATAATAGAATTAATAACTGAATCACTTAAACTGCTATCCATACTAGCGATAATACTATCGGGAATGGTAGCAACAGTGCCTCCCCATCCTCCATCAACTCCTGTGGTACAAGCTCCTGAGAAACCTGATACAGGATCCCATGTTTGCCATAAACGAATCTGAGTATCCGTGATTATCTCAGCCGATCTCGCCACTCCGTTTATTTCAGGTGACGATGAGATATCAGTGCCAGTTATAGTAACTAGTTGTCCGCCTATAAGATTGTGAGGCACTCGTGTTTTTACACTAATGCTTGTACCGTCATAAGTTATACCACGAACTCTCATAAGAGCAGCATTAGGTATGTTGGTGGGTGTGCCTTCAACATATTCAATCGTATAGGTTCCTTCTTGCCCAGTTCCTGAATCAAATGCAGTTACGATAAAGCCCACGGCATCGCCATCAACATAAACATAGTCCGATACTTGAATCTCGCCGCCCCACATAGCGGTGACCGTAAGTGTAGCAAAATTACCTGCCAGTCCGCTAACAGTTGCTGTAAAGTTGCCCCATGCCACATCAGGACGGTTAAAAGCAATACGAGAACCAACAGGAACATATTCGCTCAGAGTAACCGGTCCAATATTATTGTCTAAGTTGCCAGTACCATAATTAGAGCCATCATCAACAACCCGAACTACTCCTGCCCAAATATATAGTTTGTCGCCCTGTTCGGGCTTGTAAGCAGTGGTCTTTGGTCTGTTATTCTTATCAAAACAAGTGTAGCCTAGCGGAGGAGCAAACTTAATCAAGCTGTCTTCAGTTATATATTTTGCTGAATACCCGTTAGCACTGCCTATGCTGGTTGGCTGATCGGGAAAGTTAGGAATCTTGATGTAAAAGTATCCGGTGACTGTATCAGTGTTAACTGTGCTAAGATTCCAATAAAGAGTACGATCAGCAGCAGGCTCATACCAGCCATCAAATCTAGGATACTCGCTATGATAATAGTGTAAGCTAGAGGGCTTTTGTAATAAGGTCTGAAAGGTTTGAGTTAGAAACTGCAGGGCAAAGTTCATGTTTCTCAAACTAAAAGTGGTTGACGCTGTTGGAACTTTAAGATCATTATCGTAATTACGAACCCAAATAGCGCCATCATCAGCATAGATATTAGCACTGCTATATTTTCCAGTGGGATCTAGTAAGTCTAAACTTCTGCTCACACCCACACTGCTTCTATTGATAGCCTTGCTCTTGATAATACTATTATAAAGAGTATAAGGGAAATTAGTGTAGTCTTCGCCATTGACCATTCGATTCTGTGTATAATATCTACTAGGAGCTCGTTGTTTAATGCTTGACAAAGACTCACGACTTAACGCAGTTGTAACCGGACGCTGTAATTCTAAAACAAAGCTCAGCGTTTCTGTTCTACCAATTCTGCTAACATAGTTCAAAGCAACTCTAATACCCTGCATTTCGCTGGTATCTATTCTATAATTTAGTCCGTTACCAGTTCTAACATATGCTCTAAATGTTCCAACAGGAATTTCAGAGACTACTCCGTCACCAAATACATAACTAACTTGGTCGTTAAATCTGCTTCGAACGCTATAAATTTTTCTGTTAGAATTATTACCCTGAGTATTAGCACGAGCAAACACGCTTTCTACCTGAGTCCATGTTTCTATGATGTCGCCCGCGGAATTCATTTTGAATAACCAAGTATCTTCGTCGTTGATACCTTCTATATTGATGTCCTGAACATTGTTCTCAATACTATTAGTAAAAGAAAAATCAAAATTCTGTAACGTGCCTTGCTTGAAATAAACAAACCATCCAGTATCGCTGCTACCGTTTCCTAGTTTATCATTACGAAACAACAGATTAAACTGACCAGACAGCGAGGGACTTTGTTCATAGAGATACTCAGTGCCCTGACTGCTTGCGCTCACCAGTTCAAAGGGCATACTTATACCATCTACGACCGCTGTAAAAGGAATAATAGGTAGATAGCCACGAGGAATATTTATAGCATACTCGTCAGTGATAACATTCAAAAGATTATTGCGATTTCCTGGGTTACCAATGTACTGACTACTAACAAGTGCGGCATTGATAACTGAGTTAAACTGACTTTTCCAAAACTGATTACTTGTATCGTTCCATTGTATAGGAGAGTTACCAAGATTATTACCATTGATATCAGTGATGTTTTCTGTTGTTTGAATAGAAACGATCTTTAACTGACCCTGACCGCTTATATTTCTCTTGGGAGTGTATCCTACAAGATTTGCTAACTTGATCACACTATCTCTACGCTCAGCAGTGTCGATAAAGTTCTCACGAGCGTTAAGATCAGATCTAAATGCCAAACTCTGACCCATAAATGCTATAACATCAAGCAATGCAACAAATTCGCTTGACTCTACAAAGTCATTAAATGTCTCACCATTAGTTAGCCGAATGTATTCGATAAAGCTATTTCTCAAGCTTTCGTAATCATAAGCTGATAGATTGGCATCTGTAAACGATTGATAAAGTCGTTTCCAATCTTGAACTCCAAAAAGTGAACTCTGACGTGAGGATTGTGGCATAATATTAGATTGTTGTAGTATTTATCACGATTAAAATCATGAGTTAAGCAAGACTTACTTGACCTGTCTGCTGACTAAGATTCATAGCAAGATCAATGGGCTCATTGAATGGTTGAATAGCCATCTCAAGTTGAAATAGCACTCCATTCTCTTGACTATTGATATAAACGTCGTTTAGAATTATTCTGGGATCTTGACTGACTACTCTTCGTATTTCTCTTTCTAAGGCATTGAGATCAAGTAGCGTATTAGGTTCAAACAAGAAACGTCTGATCATGCTACCATATCCAGGATTTCCAGGCTTGCTACCTTGGTCAATGTTAAACGCATTCAGAAGATCTTGAATGACTAGTGCCTGATCCGTGAGCATGTACTTAGTTGTTCTGGGCGTTGGCTGTCCAATTTGTCCCGAACCCGATGACTTATTATCTAGTGAGACTCGTCTAATGTCTTCTAAACCCTGAGTTGAAAATCCATAATATGTTGCCATTATTGTATCCTTATCCTTTGTCGAACGCTTCCGCTCGTTTTGCTACCAACTCGTCACGCTGAGCTTTATTTTTATCTCTAAGCTCAGCCAATCCAGCAATACCCTGAGCAAATGCCTCAGATATATCATTCGTTGTTATCGTTACTCCCTTTGAACTTGCTAGAGATTTCATTCGTTCAAGATCACCCTCGGCTTCTGCTTCCATGAATTGCTCGGTAATATAAGCAATGTTAGCCCCTTCTAACTCAGCCTTAGCTATAGATCCTGTAAATGATTGTCCAGCCATCAATTGACTTGAGGTTGGGATCTTGATCTTTGCTCCCGGGATTTCAACTGGCAAGGGCAGTCCAGCA